CGTACCCACCACCACCAAAACCACCGAAAGGATTGATACCGAATGCGTTTCCTGCTCCTGCAGTAGCGATTCCGCCTGGTCCTAGGATACCACCAGGGACATTTGCTCCATTTGGTTGGAAAGGAGATGAACTTGTTACAAAGTATGAATATTTGAAAGTTACTTGGAAATCTGAAACTGTATCATTTTGATCAAAGCCTAATTGAACTGCTGCAACATTATCTGGCCAAAGATCAAAGAATTGATATGACTTTACTGGAGTATAGTCTCTTGCAAGTTGTGTTACGATTGCTGAACCAAATGCACCTCGTGGATTTGCATATGGAGTTGTGTTTCCTGCATATGAATTAAAGAGTTCGTTCCAATATTCAAAAACATTTCTTAATGACATACCTTGATCGTTGATGATATCGATGGTCCAGTCTTCAAATTGACGATCACCGGGATATTTTGCTACGCGACCGAGATATGGAACATTTACTTCTCCAAGAATCGAAGAAGGAAGTGTTGCTGCCTTGCAGTAAAACTGAAGTTGTGGTAATGTTCCGACAGGGCATACCAAATTTACAGAGTAAAGGTTTGGTCTTGAGCCACCGTCGAAGTTTGACATAAATGAATTGATTGACGAGTCAGCCATTTGTTATTTTCTCCTTGATTCCTCTTTTATTTATATGCCTTTTTTGAAATTATCCACCGAATTCTGCGAAGGTTACTCCGGTTGGGGTAGCAACAAAGTTTAGACGGATGAAGTTGATGCTTCTTGCTGGTGCAACAAAAATATCTGCAACGAATTGATTTTGGTCAATTACGCTTGCTGGATTATTTGTTTCATCGCATACTACTGCGTATGAAGTTACACCACGCTTACCTTGAACTTCACGGAGGAAAGGTTCAACTAATTGTCTAAATTGTGCTCTTGTGAATGCATCGTTGAATTCAAAGAGTTGGAACTTAGCAGCGGTTGCAATTGTCTTCTCTAGGACATTGAAGAGTCTACGAACATTAATTCTGTCGAAGGCGCTTGCCTTGGTTTGTAGAGTCTTGTCACCAAAGAGAATTGCTCCTGAACCTTGGAAGGTTACTACAGGATTTACACTTATGTTGTAGAGACTGTCTCGGTAATCCTTTGATGGATTCCAAGCAAGTTTTACAATGTTGTTGATACGACCGCGATCATAACCTGCTGGTGAGTACCAAGGTTCCTTGGTGTTATCTGTTCTTACACAGCAACCTGCGATATCACCGCAGAGAGGTACATATAAGAATCGGTCATTGAATCTGTCGTATTGATATTTTGCATTTCCGTCCATTACACCGTAAGAAGAACTTCCTACAGTTGTCTTGTATGCTTTGATTGCTGTGAATATATCTACACTGCTTGTGTAACTACCAATTGTTGATGCTACTGGTGATACGAAAGCGATGCAATCTTTTCTATTTTCTGCAACTGACACTACCTTGTTTGCTTCTGCTGCACTGATATCACCAGCAATTAGAAGTGAGACATCTACTTCTTCTGTATTGCCAAATTGTGATGAGAATGCTGCAGAGATTGTTGCATCTCTTGATGCAGTATCTAATGTTCCGCCCTGTAGGACATAATCTTGAACATTTACTAATCTCTTAAAATTTGAACTGGTTGTGATGTCTGTATCCCATGATTGGGTGCCTGCACCTGACCAGCTTGCAAATAGTGCCGATGATGTTTCTGAATTACCTACCCAAATGTAATTTGACTTATTATTAATTACATTCTTCCAGTAATTTGTTGAACCATCTGCATTTTTTGCATTCTTGCCCTTTGAAACTCTTAAGAATGTTTCTAGAACAGTTCCTGGAGTACCAGACCAATTACCTGAAGCATCGATTACGAATACATGGATTTCATCGTTACTTGCACCTAGATTTGAAGCGAAGGATGATGTATCTGGGATACCATATGCATCTGTATAGGATGTCCATTCAGCATCAGCATTTGTTGCTGAATCGCCGTCGATTACTAATACCTTAAGACCATTTCCTAATAATCCTGGATATTTTGCTGCAAATTTGAAGGTGAATGTTCCACCTAAAGATTCATATGAACTTCTATTCTTAATTGCTACGCCTGTTCCATTATCAGTTGAGTTTTTATCGGTTCCTAGAACTCTAACAACTTGTAGAGAACCACCGTATGATAGGAAGTTTGAAGCAACATACCAAGATCGTGCCATACCGGCATCTGAAGTTGGAGTTCCAAAGACTTCTGTTAATTGTTTTTCTGTTGTAATTAATACTTTTAGATCAGCAGGACCCCATTGAAACATGCCGACATAGCCAGCAGGGGTTGTTGCGATGGCAGGAATTACACTTGTAAGATCAAATTCTTTAATTTCTACACCAGGACTTAGTTGGAATGCCATTTTTCTCTCCTTATTCGCCTATTTTTGGTCTACGATTATGTATAAAAATCATTATTTCTATTTTCCGCATCCCTCCAGACGGTTCCACTGGTATCTGTCTCTTCGTTATTATATGAAATTCCATCATCAAGAATACCGAACGGGGTCATTTCTTCTTCTAATTGTTTTAATTTTTCATCAAATACAGTTTTTCTTATATCCATATTTGTTAAATCTTTGAAATAGTTCTGAGTTGTAAGCCAACCAAAAAGAACCATACACATAACAAGATCGTCATTGTGTCCATTGTCTGCTTCAAAACTATTATTTTTTGCAATAAAGGAAACTAGTTCCTGTATGATGTCATAGTCTGCTATGAGTAGTTTGTTGGATTCGATTAGAGACTTCAACACGGAGCATCCTAGACGCTTTACAGCCTTTGTAGTTCTCAAGCCTAATTGGATCTGTCCAGCATTAAACCCACCGTCTAGGGTCTGTCCCTTTCTACCTCTGATACTGGACATTAAAATATTATCATATTCCAGTTCATTGTGTAATAAATCTGCTACCTGACCACCGATATCATTGATCTCAACTAATATATAAGCATCGTTATATTGTTTTGCAATTGGGTATATTGCATTAGGATATACTAATGGCGACATTTCATTATTACGAAAAGTTGCTGCTATCTTATAAGGTGTCTTTGTTATATCCACTACTGTAAACGCATGATAGTCACTACCAAGTCCTCGTGCAGTATCAACTGTTAAGACATATGTGTGGTTATTTGCAGGATTTCTAGAATCTACTACTGGTTTCTCGTAAACCTTTAATCCCTGATCCGTTGTATAAACGGGAGACTTGAAAACCATAGTTCTCAATTTATCGGCAGAAATTAAAGTATTAGTACTACCAATAAAATCACATTCGTGCTCGGTTCTAAATCGCTCTTCACCTAAGTTTTGAACTTCTCTTTTGTACCACTCATCATCTCTACCGGGAACATCAGACCAATGGACATCTATATGCTTAAAACTGTTTCTACCCTCTATTGCTTCGATCCACAATTTATAAAATAAATTTAAACCATATGGTGTGGAGATAACTACCAACTTGGTTGTCTTACCCGAAGTAATTGTTGGGTATACGGAACTATAGAAATCATTTGCTATATTTTCAGGGACATGGGCGAACTCGTCCAACAGGATATAATTAAAAGAACCACCACGGATAGCGGATGCAGAAGTAGCAGATGATATCACCTTTGAACCGTTTTCCAATTCAATCGAATGCTTGTTCCATTCCTTTACTCCCTGCTGTAACCATTTTGGCAAATTCTCATATGCAACCTTCAAACGATCCATATGACCTTTTGCTAGTTTTTCTTTATTTGCAAGAATAGCAATAGTCTGGTTTGGGTTAAATAGCGCATGATGTAAAATATCAGAAATAATTGTGGTAGATTTACCACATTGACGAGGCATTTTTGCAATAACAAAGCGATTGTCTCGTATCAGATTTACCAGTTCCTCTTGAAATGGATATAGACTAAAATTAACAAGACCTTTATCTAGGTTAACTATCTTGATATAATTTTTCATGAAATAGACAGGATCTTGAGAACATTTTAAATATTCCTCAACCTGTTCTTGAGTAAAGTTTACAGGAACATTAGTTCTCTTTAAATTGGGATTTCCTAGATATGAATTCTTATCACCAATCATATATCAGATTCTATCTGTTTTATTTCTTGCATCTTACCTTTTAATAGTTTTTGCAATTCATTTGTACTACCAACAAAAATAGATTGATTGGTAATATTTTGTGCAGATTGTGTAGATGCAGGTGTATCTTGTTTGATTTCTTTTAATTGTTTGTGAAGTTGAAGTAAATCTTTATTTGCATCTGCTACACTCTTTATAAGTTGTGATACTACCTCATATGCTCTGGGGGAATCACCCTCAGATGCTACATGGAGTATACCGTTTATTGCCTTATTACCTTTATCAATGATGCTGTATAGATTTGCTCTTACTGTTTCAAAATCTGTAGAAACAGAATCTATATGCTCTATGGGTTTGGTAGAAACTGGCTCTATTTCTACAATATCACCAACAGACTTTGGCAAATTGAACACATCTTCCAATTTTTCATCAACTGATTTTTTGTCTTCCATAATATACCTCAATTGTATTTATCACACAGTTGAACTTGCTAATGTTAGGGTTTTTGTTGATGAGTTATAATTAGACTGTATTATCTTTATCTTTGTATTATTAGTTTTATACCAGAATCCAACAGCCGGAATTCCATTTGTTGCATATATTGTCTTCAAATTATATGTTATTTCGTCAATTATGACAGTTTCAACTTTATTGAAGTCAACGGTAATTCTCCATACATGCGTATCTTCCATATCAGTACCTCTTGCTCTACAACCACTTGCTATAAATGTTGTATTGTAATTAATCTTATCATTTGATGAAGAAATTGTAGAGACTATTTTCATATTTGTAATACTATTTACTTCTTTAATAACATCACTCATTTCTTTTTCAAGTGTTGGTGAAGAAGCAGAATACGAATTCCAATATAGGATAGGATCTGGGTTTCTCAATAATGCATGATATGCATTTTCTCTCCAATAGTTATTGTGTTGTGTTGTATTTCCACCAAATGAATTGCCATCATAATAATTAATAGAACCCAACCATACTTGTAATTGTTTACTATCCGCTACTCTGTTTCTATCAACTGCTCTTAGTCTCTGTTGACTTACTGCAAAGGCATTCCATGCAGTTGTACCGAATTTTGGGGTAGATGGTGAAGGATCATAATTCAATGATGTTGGATCTAGTGAATCTATGTAATAAATATTACCAGCATTCCATTCACCATATAATGCAACTGCTACATAATTACCAATATTATTGTTAAAATATGATTTGTGTCCATTTAGATCTGATAATTTATCAGATTCAAATATTTTTGTATTATCATAATTTGATAATTTTATATTAGGAAATATTGCTTTAGATGTATTATAAAGTGCATCATTTAGATAAAATGCAGCCAATCTAGAAGTTACAAAGTTCCAAAGTTTATAACCTCCCTTTGAGCCGGTAAGATCTCTGGTATTGAAGTCTGCTGCTGTATAACCACTATCAAGTTTTAATTGACTTTTCAGTGTACCATATGTTGCAGCATTTCCTTCAGTACTACTGTTTGCTCTTGGATCGTTAACTATTGTATTAATGTGTGTTAATATTTGATCGCCACCATCTGCAGGATTTTTTCTTAAAAATTCTGAGAAAACATTAAGATTACTTAAATTTTCAGAATCAACAATATCACCGACAATATAAGAAACTTTTCCTCCAGCACTATTATAAGATGTTAGCCAATTATTCCAACTTGTCTTTATTCTTGCATTTACTGTATCCAACCAAGGAGATGCAAAAGTAAGTGATCCACTAAAACCATTTGGATTTGTGGATATTCTAGGATCATTACTGATAGTTTGGAAAACAACTGCTCCGGTTGAATTTTTACATGCATCGCCTGTATTTGTTGTAAGATCTAAACTCTTTCTCTTATCACATGCTGTACCCGCAGTACAAGTTGCAGAGTTATACCCAGCGTTAGTCAAATGATAAAAATCACCATATGAAGCATTTAAATAATTTGGAAGTATTACTCTTCGATATTCTGGTATATTATTGTCATTAAAGAATGTTACTGCTTCTGATGGTGATTTTATTGTTTCATCAAGACCTGCCGTTGGATTTGGTGATAGTCTTCCAGTCACTGTAAAGGATTTAACTAATAAACTACTGTTTAGAGAAGAATTATTCCATGTGGTTGCCCATAATCCTTGAACATTTGGAGAAGAGAAATCTGATGAAACATGGAATAGATCAAAGAACCCTTCCAACATTTCTGGATTACTAATACCAGAAGACATGAAGACATATAATAATTCTTCTTTAGTTGGTGGTTTAATCAGTGGTTCATTTGGATCATTTGGATCATTTGGTTCATT